GGGAAAAGACCTAGTTGTTGACAGTCTACTGGACGATGATCAAGCCTTCAATGTTGACCAGTATGCCAAGATATGGGCAACAGGTGATGTCAAAACCACATACTATCGTTACTAATTATTTTTTATATTTAAGAGTGGAAAAGTGCAACGTTTCTGTTGCCAGGTACGTTGCCAACCCCGTTAGCCTAACGAATTAGGCCGCAAGTGCTAGATTTTCATCTGCATTTATTGAATGACCCGATACGGTGGTATCATGCCGGATATCTACTCTTACCTTTAACATTATACGTCGATCCTATATCACCCCCATCATAAACACATCGTGTCCGCCTTACTCGCCCGGCGCCTCATAGGCCTCAGGTAACTGCGATGTGTTTATGGTGGAGGTGCAGGGTACTGCCCCCTGGTCCGTTATAACTTATATGACAAGTATCAACAACATCATGTATATTTAAACACACTTTGTAATATATGTCAACTAGAATGATGGAAACGTGCTACCTGGTTTGCCTTTTAGTATTGATACAATACCTGCTCCTGCAATAAATGTTTCTAACAAATATGCTAGGCATGGATCTTGTCTTAAAAGATCAAGTAGTGCCGCAAAGGCTTTTTGTTTTAATGATGCCAAAGTATAACCTATATTACCAATATCATTTAATACTAGTCCAATTAGTTGTTTAACAAGATTTAATATGCCTGTAAGAAAACTTAATAGTCCTACTGCTGATGCAATAGCGGCCAATATTTTTGCTAGTATGGCGCCTGCTTTGTATATAGCACCAAATATACCTTCAACTGCCGCACATGGTCCTTCTGTGAATCTTCTTTGATTGGCATTCATGGCATAGTTCATTCTGTTCATTGCTGAAGACATTGCTAACATTTCTGACACTCCAGGTATAACATCCATAGTAGGTGCTTGAAAATTGACACCACCAATTAAGTTCCAAGGATTTGAAGTAAGGTTATCGATGTTCATTCCAGATTGTCTATTTGTCATAAACGTAAAATCTTTCATACCATCTTCAATTACTCTCATATTGTCAAGCTCTTGTGCTGTTAGGTTTCTGCCTATTTCAGCAACATAACCATTAGCATCTATTTTTGCTTTTTGTGAATTGATTGCATTGGCTATTTCTTTGATTGATGCATCGTGTGGATTTTGCATACCGGCGTAAGCTGTTGACGTATTTCCAAATGGATCAACGTGATTTGTTTGTTGTAATAGACCACCATTTAATAATAATTTTTGTACATCAGTTAATTGATCAATATTAGGATCAATGTTTGGTGGTGATGAACCTAGTCCCGAACCTGACAGTATTGTTGGATCTACCATGATATTTCCTTTATGCGTACCTATTAATTATGTTGTTTAATTGTTCTCTAGTATTTATATCCCTTATTAAATCATATTTTTTGTAGTCAATTACTTTAGATTTTACTGTTATTTGTGCTTGTGATTTTCCATAAGGTTTTATAGACATTGTAGTATTATTATCTAAACTTGTTTCTGCCATGAACCTTCCAGGCAAATAATTTAATCCAACACTTTCAGCTATCGATTGAAACTCTGCAGGTGTTGTGTGTGCATCAAATAATTTAGTACTTAGACTATATGTCTTTTCTTCTAGATCTTGATCTTCACAAGGATTAATTTTCTTTTTACCAAATAATTTCTGTAGTGTTTCATGATCTGCAACATGAGTTGTTACCTTTGTTTGTTCTTCAACTAGTTCAACTACAATCTGATTACGTGGGTCAGCTGTTCCTTGTATTGATAGAAAGAAATTTCTAAAGTCCCATAGTTTATCTGCTACTGGAGGTTCTGTTGTACCATAAACTGCTTTTGGTGTAGACGTTATTACTGTGTCTGGATCAAATTGTGGATTTTTATAACCTTTAGCTGATAAGGCCAAACCACCACCCATTGAATATCTAATAAACATAAATTCAGGATTTGTTTTTATTTTCATTGCACCCATTGATAGTTCTATATATTGTGCTTTCAGTATACCATGAGCCTCAGCATCAATTGAACCATCTGCTTTTACTATTCCTCTTTTGATTGCTTCTTCTTTAAACTCTGGTCCACCAAATGTCATGTTAGCTTCACCTGACGAAAGTTGTGTTGTGTCCGTTGAATTACCTCCAAGGCCTTTAAATGCTACACCTGGCCCTGAGTTTACTTTGTTGTATAATTCAGGATTACAATTTCTTGAAACTTTGTGTGCTGGACTATCTAGATAATCTTCTGCATCTTTTTTATTGAATATTCCTGGTATACCTAATGCTTGTAATTCTGCTACTGATTGTTCTTGTTGTTCCTGAAATAACTGGGTATTACGAGCTAGAGATTTTGCCATTCCTGATGTTCCTTGACCAACAGCAATCGCAACACCAATATTTGACATAGTAGCCGCTACTGGAGGTATTGCAACATCGCCAGCAAATACATTTGGACTACCAGATGCTACAGCGATACCACAAGAATATGGATCACCTATTCTACCAACTTGTTGAAAATTTGACATCACTGTTGCGGCACCCGATGCCAAAGGTGTTACATGAGGTACACATAAAATATATCCGTGTGGTGTGTTTACATCACCCACTCTATGTACTGGTATCATGTTGGCAAATACATTTGAAGATCCTGTAGCACAGGCTCCTGGCCCACACGGTGGGTGATTAGTATTTGTATCGCCAATACGAGCTACTGGTATTGTCATAATTAAACTCCTACATAATATTTAGTGTAGGAATTATATTATGTTATAATGCCGGGCTTTTTTGCTGATAATATTTTAGATGTGCTTGATGTATACTGATCGTTAGTCTGCTTACTTGACTTCATCATCATCAAAATGTCATCACTCTTAAATGTAAAAGGTTGTTCAAAATCAGCTGACAACATATATGGTTGAAACGTCAAACCATTTGGTGCCATTACAAGGCTAAATGGTTTACTAACTGTAACATCACCGCCACCTGCATCGCTAACATACTTTGCAACAATCTCTTCACCATTTCTTAACTTGAGAGAAATGATATCATCTTTTTCGTGTTTTTCAATTAACATATTTTACTTTCTTTTTCCTGGACGACCTGTTCTTAGATCAAGTCTTCCTTTTCTTTTTGCTTTGTGTTTTGTCTTTCTTTTTTGTCTACGTTCTTCTGTAAAAGTCTTTTTCAATTCTTGTACAATATGATTGTGGCTCATTATAATTTAAAATCATCATATACTTCTTCGCTGGCATCTTGTTTGATACCACCAATAATATATGATTCAACTTCAGTTTCTTGTGGAGCAATCTGCATACCTTTAGATGACAACCAGTGCTGTGTCCATGGTAAAGGATTTTGTGAAGCAGATACATCATAAATTGGATCAAAACCTAATGCTCTTAATCTTTTGTTTGCAATCCATTCTACATAGTCACCTAGTAACTTTTCATTTAAACCAATAATAGTTCCATCTTTCATTAAATGTCTTGCCCATGCTTTTTCTTCTTCTACTGAACTTTTAAACATTTCAATAACTTCTTTATCACATTCCTTGGCAATCTTTTTCATGTCTTTTTCATCACCGTTTTGCCAATTCTTAATAACCTGTGTTGACAAGTTCAAGTGTGTTGCTTCATCACGTGCAATGAGTGAAATAATTTTTGCAGAACCTTCCATTAGTTTTAATTCACCAAATGCAAATGTACAAGCAAATGATACATAGAATCTCAAACCTTCTAAGATGTTTACATTAACCATTGCAAGATAAAGTTTTTTCTTAACATCAAGAATATCACCTTTACCTTTTACAAAATAGTTTTCAGCGGCTGAACCAAATGCATCATAATTTTTTGTAACTGATACTGCTCTCTTTAAAATTTCTTCATCATTTAAAATTGTATCAAATACTTCTGATGGATCAGCATACACATTTTTTATTATGTGTGTATATGAACGTGAATGTATTGTTTCAAAGAAATCCCAAGTTACAATACAGCCTTCTAATTCTGGATTTGAAACATATGGCAAAAACATTAAACTTGGTCCTCGACCTTGTACACTATCCAATAGTGTTTGATATTTTAAGTTTGATGTAAAAATATGTTTTTGCTCTGGACGAAATTTAGAATAATCTGACCTATCTTTTTGTAACGATACTTCTTCAGGTCTCCAAAAATAACCTAGCATTGTTTGATTTAATTTATCTAATGCAGGATATTTAAACACGTCATATCTTTGTACAGATTGATCCTCACCAAAGAACATTGGTTCTTTAGTAAAGTCTATGTCTTCTCTATTAAATACTGTCTTCAATTTTAGTTCCTCTTTTAAATTGCACAGGCATCGCAATCAGCACCGTCCTGATCACTTAACTTGTCGATTTCTTGTTTATTAATAATAACAGCTTGTTCCTTTGTTGCCAAAGAATCATTTTCCAAGTCTGTCATATCTTCTGATTTAAAGTCATACGTATTTTGATAGTATGACGTTTTCCATCCATATTTATACGTATTCAAGAAATCCGTAATGATTGTACTCATAGGAACTTCATTGTTTTCGTATTGGGTAGGATTATACGACCAATTACCCGAAATTGCTTGATCAAAGAACTTCTGCATAGCCGCAATAACTTTAATATAGCCTTCATTTCCTGGCATATCCCAAAGTAATGTGTAATCATTTTTTAGTGTTTTATATTGAGGAACAATTTGTTTTAGTGGACCTTTTTTACTTTTCTTAACTGATAGTAATGCTCTTGGTGGTTCAATACCATTTGTTTCATTACTAACAACGGAAGAACTTTCTGATGGCATCTGTGCTGACAACGTAGAATGTCTCATTCCATATTTTGATACTTCACTTTTTAGCCAATCCCAGTCGTAATTTAATTTTGTTGGACAGAATTCATCTATCTCTGTTTTGTAAGTATCAATTGGCATAATGCCTTTTGCATATTTTGTTCTGTGGAATAACTCACACTTGCCTTTTTCTTTTGCAAGATTCATTGATGCTTTAACTAGATAAAACTGAAATGCTTCTGATAATTCATGTACATACTTAACTGCATTTTTGTGATGATACTTAACACCTTTTTTTGCTAAAAAGTGTGCAAGTCCAATATAGCCAACTCCTAATGAACGTCTAGCTTTTGTAGATACTTCAGCCGCTTTCACAGGATATTGCTGATAGTCAATAATTTCATCTAATGCTCTTACAGCCAGATCACATAAGTTTTCTAAATTATCAAGTTCATTTAATGTACCAACATTAATGGCGGAAAGAATACAAAGTGCAATCTCACCATCCTGATCATCAATATGTTGAATAGGTTTTGTTGGTAATGTAATTTCTTGACATAAGTTTGACATATTTACTTGATCTTGAAATGAACTATGTGTGTTTGCATGATCAATATTCATAATATAGATACGTCCTGTTTCTGCTCTTTCTCTTAACATACTGTTAATCAAAGTTCTAGCATTAACTTGTTTCTGTGGAATATCACCATCATCTTCATATTTTTTGTAAAGTTTATCAAATT